TGCAAAAACTATTGCAAGGTTAATGGTAAGGTAATGAAATATGAACCCGTGTTTGTGTTTTACAAACCTTGACTTGACAATAGGTGATGCTCATGCTATACTAGGGACATGAGTATGCGTAAAGGAAACGAATACGAAACTACCGTTTTTGGCAAAGAACCACTGTGGACAGATTGTGCCACATTGGATGAAATGCAAATGTCTTGTCGCGTAGGACGAGCAGTAAACTGGTACAACTATTTTTGTAGTGAAGAAGACTACAAAGATTTTGTTGTTGATTACTGCAAGCGCGATGAACGAATTACAAAAGAACTATTGACTAAGATCAAGGGAATGGATAAATACAATCCCCTGTTCCGTAGTCTTGGTTCTATTTGTCGCATCAAATCTTTGGGGGGAAGAGTTGGTTCAAAGGACGAACAGTACTTCCATAACCACTATTCTCAACTGCTCATTCTTGCAGAACGAGAAAAGATACAGGTTGAGTCTACCGTCACTACGGTTCGTCCATCTGTGCAGCATCACATTCAAAATAAAATTTGTGACACTATTGGTGAACTTGAATCAAAGATTGACGAGTTCATTACGACTTCGGACTATAAGCAGTTCATGAAGTCCTTCAACATTGAAGCATGGATTAACAACAACAAACTTAAATCATATGAATGTCAAGCAATTCATGATCACTATTCGTATGTGATCAAGGAAAAGCAAGAGGCACTTGAAGGAAAGGATCCTCAACTTGCGGAAGCATATGACTATCTTGGTAAGGTAAAACTTCGTAAGTTTGTAGAACTTTTGGCGACTATCGTTGATATTACTGGTCAATACGCACTTCAAAAGAGGCAGCGTAAACCCCGTAAGAAGAAAAAGAAGTCTGCCGAAAAACTCATAAAGAGTCTGAAATATCAACAAGAAGATAAGGATCTTGGGTTGACCTCAATTGATCCCCGTGATATAATTGGGGCGTCAAAGTTGGTGGTGTTTAATACCAAGTATTCAAAGGTGTGTATCTTTGAGTCTGATTCTCTTGATGGTTTTAGTGTCAAGGGAACTACCATACAGAATGTTAGTAAGGGAGTCAGTAAGACTGTTCGCAAACCGAAAGATTTCTTTAAGTCTATTACTGGTGGTATTCGTAGTATTACAAATCACTACGATGGACTAAAGACTAAAGAAAGCGAAGCAACTCCCCGTATCAACGAAAACACAATTATTGTGAAAGCATTTAAATGATTCTAGTAGACAATTCACAGATCGTTCTTTCTTCGATTTTTTCTCAATACCCAAATCCAGAAGCAATGGTGGTTGGGAACGATCCTATCAATCTGATTCGCCACATTACTCTCAATACCTACCGACACATTAAAGATAAGTTTGGTGAGGAGTATGGAGATCTTGTTATCTGTCAGGACTCCAACAATTACTGGAGGAAGGATATCTTTCCTCATTACAAAGCAAATAGAAAGAAAGCACGGGAAGATAACCAAAAATATTGGGATGTCATCTATGATGCTATGAAGACTATCCGCACAGAAGTTGCGGAAAATATGCCATATAAGAATATCAAGGTAGATCGCTGCGAAGCGGATGATGTAATTGGTGTTCTTGCCAAGCATTACCACACTAAGGAAAGTGTTCTTATTGTATCAAATGATAAAGATTTTCAACAACTGCTTTACTACCCAAATGTAAAGTTGTACAGTCCTCATAAGAAGACAATGGTAGAATGTGATGATCCTACTATGTTCTTGTTTGAGCAAATTGTTAGAGGAGACTCTAGTGATGGTGTGCCTAATATTCTTTCGGATGAAGACACCTTCTTGGTAGACAGTAAGCGGCAGAAACCAATTACCTCAAAGCGTCTTGCTGAGTTCTTGAATACTATGCCTTCTGATCTTAGCAGCAATAAGCAAGATTTTACCGTGCAGGCATTTAAGAGAAATCAGCAGTTGATTGATCTTACCATGATTCCCGAAACATACGAGAAAGAAATCTTAAAGAAGTATAGTGAACCATTGCTAAATACTCATAAGATGTTTAACTATTTTGTTGAACATAAACTTACACACTTGATGAAAGATCTTACGAGTTTTTAAAATGTACATCTCAATTGGTGAAATGATTGCAGACATAGAATCTGCTGCTTCTAAACAAGAACAAATTAAACAAGTTCAAGCATATTATAAAAAGTATCCAGAATTTAGATATTTTTTAAAGTATGCTTTTTTAAATAATTTAGAACCAGCATATCGAAAAATTCCAGAATACAAATCAAATATGGTTGATATAACTTTTTCATATGTTAAATTAGAAAAGGCTTTACATTCATTAAAGTTTTTCTTTAATGGTCCTGATTTGATTAAATCTGAAGTAAAACGAACAGATAGACTTATATCATTGCTAGAAGAGATGAGTTGGAAAGAAACTTTTATTTACGAAATGTTAGTGCTTAATAAATTTAAAAATAAAATTTTAACACATAAATTAATTCAAGAAGCACTTCCAGAACTAGGAATTACAAAGTAATGCCAAAATTCAATGACAGTAGAGATGACGGAGATAATTTTGAGAGATTTAAAAGAAAACCAAAGAATCCTCAAAAGGGTAAGCATAACCGTTCAAATGAAAAACAAATGATACGAGATCATTTTCCCCAATCGCAAAAAGATAGTTGGGACGATTACGAAGAATTTATGGAAAAGTGGGAAAGACAATGAATAAAATTGATCCCAAACGATTAGCAGAAGAACTACAAAAAGCAAAGTTTAAAGGTAAACCTGCTTCTGAAGTCTTAAAAGAACTTCGACAAGAGGCAGATGCAAATGCAGTACAACCAAAAAAAGAAAATGCTCTTGCGGATGCGGGAACTGCAAGGGCAAATGATGGAACACCCGTTGAGCAAGGATTTTTAGGAAAAGCAAAATCCTTTACCGAAGCAATGGTGTCTAGAGGATTAAATGATAAAAAAGCATCTCCAGAAACTATTTCTTTGCGCGTTTTAAGTTGTCATGGAAATCCTGACAAAAATTTACCACCATGTCCAAAACGAATGGATAGTAATAAGTTTGCAAATTCTTATTACTGTGGTGCTTGTGGATGTGGGGATAAACAACTTACTCAGTTGACACCATTTGAAAGTGGTGGTAAGATGGTAGAGTATACTAAGTTACACTATCCAAAAGTAACATGTCCTCTAGAGATGCCTGGATTTACAAATTACAAATCCAACGCAGAATCTGCAAAAACTGCAAACGACAGAAAACAATTTATTGAGTTTAATGAAAGCGTCGATTACATCAAAAGTAAATCAAATCCGTAATGGAGTATATTATGACAACCGTGACTGAAATTAAAAGTATGAAACTATCAAAAGAAACTATCGAAGTACTAAAGAACTTTGCGTCGATTAATTCGAACATTCTAGTAAATCCAGGCGATACTCTTACGACCGTATCTCCTGTAAAGAATGTTCTTGCAGAGGGAAAGGTTCCTGAGTCTTTTCCGATTCAATTTGGATTATGGGATTTGAACAAGTTTCTTGGTGTTGTGTCTCTTTTCCAAGATCCCGAATTTGTATTTGAGGAAAAGTTTGTAACAATTTATAACAAGAACTCTTCTGTTAAGTTCTTTTATTCTGAACCAAAGTTGCTCACTTCTCCAACAAAGAAGATTCAAATGCCAGAAGTCGTGGTAAACTTTGAACTCAAGCAGAAAGACTTCTCCGAACTAATGAAGGCTGCTGCGGTTCTTCAACTTCCTGACATCTGTGTTCGTTCAAATAAAAACAAGATCGAAATGGTTGTTCTTGATAAGAAGGACACAACCAGTAATTCTTATTCAATTGTTGTAGGAGATAACACTAACGGTGCTACATTCAATATGTACATGAAAGCAGAAAACATGAAGTTGATTCCTGGCGATTATGATGTTGGAATCAGCGAGAAGGTTGTTTCCCGTTTTGTGAGCAAGAATCGTTATCTTACTTATTGGATCGCTCTAGAAACCGAATCTTCATACGAGGCTTGAATTAATGAACAATCCTACAGACTTTCTTTGGGTTGAAAAATATCGCCCAAAGAAGATAAGTGATTGTATTCTTCCTGTTGCTTTAAAGAAGACTTTTCAAGAGATGGTGGATTCTGGTCAATGCCAGAATCTACTTCTTTCGGGAGGCCCAGGCTGCGGAAAGACTACTGTTGCTAAAGCAA